AACCGTAAAATCGATATACTACTTGCGCATCCTGCAAGTTGTGCATACGGATTAAATCTCCAGAAAGGTGGCAATCACGTTATCTGGTTCGGGTTGAATTGGTCCCTGGAACTATACCAGCAGGCGAATAAAAGGCTTCACAGGCAAGGGCAAACAGAAAAGGTTATCATACATCACCTGGTTGTCGAGGGAGGGGTGGATGAGGATGTTATAACCGCACTGGAGGATAAGAGTACAACACAGTCAAGGTTGATGGAAGCACTAAAAGCAAGGATTGAAAAAGTACACGAAGAGACGGCAAGGAAAGCAGTATAGCAAAGGGGTGTATAACATGAAATTATATCGAAAATCAAGGAAAGGTAAATATGGTTTGGTCGGGGATTGTGAAATCATTCAGAAAACGGAGCACAATTTGATACTGCAAATGCCAAATTACGCGCTAAGTGTTGGGTATAAAGATTTGCAGCAAAAAGATTATGTTTTAAAGAACAACGATGGAAGTATTTATTCGGTTAAGGCACTACCAACTAAAAAGCAGGTAGAGGCGGCCATAGCAGATAAAATTAGAATATCTGAAGAGCTTACGAAAGAAGCCGAAAGGTTTAAGAAACTTAGTGATAAATCGATAAAAGGCTGGGAAACAAGAAGGCGTATCAATCAATCAAAAGAACAAGATATGGCGCAGGAAGAGTTGGCTACGCCAAAGCCTGATGAGGGACTAAAATGTACCATGCAAGCAAAAGAACAAGAAATGGTACAAATAAAAGAAACGGAGGATAAGCACGTGAGTAAAACAGGGGTTAATAAAGCAAGAATAGCCGAGATAGTTGAAGACAAGAGTCTTACGGCAAAAGACATCTATAACAAAATCATGACAGAATTTTGTATTACAAGAACACAGGCAAGAGATCAAATAGCTATGTGCCGGAAAAAGCAAAGAGAAGCGGTCAAAAACCAGATGTCGTGCGAGCCTGTTGAAATCAGGAATGATACGCCTGAAAGCAAGAATGATACGCCAGAAATCAAGAACGATACGCCTGAAAGCAAGAACGATAAGCCTGAAAGCAAGAACGATACTCCTGAAATCAACAAGGAAGAAGGCATAAGTACAGAATACGGCAACCTTTCACTTTTGGAAGACGAGACTTCAAAAGAAATAGATTATAACGAGAAGGGTACCGTTGTTGATGAGGTGAATCATCCAGAGCACTACAAAGCTGGAGGGATAGAATGTATTGATTATCTCCAAGCGAAATTGACAGAAGAGCAGTTTGAGGGTTTTTGTGTAGGTAATGCGTTAAAATATATTTCAAGATACAGGCATAAAAACGGAAAAGAAGATCTTGAAAAGTCAAGATGGTACTTAAATAGAATTCTTAATCACAATGAGCCTGCTTAGATGACGCGAGGTGACTCATGAGAACAGCGGATGAAGTTATGTATATACTCTGGAAGAGAAGGAAATGGACGCAAAAGCAAATAGCGGATTTGTTTGGCTGCGACATAGCTACAGTGTGCCGCAGGGTAGAGCCGGAGCGATGGAAGCATTGGGAGGTTGTTATATCGCCCCAGAAGCTGAAAGGGGTATATGAGGAACTTCAATCCATACAAAAAGTAGCAGATTCACTTTTATGCGGAAAAGAGACTGTACGGCGAAAATTGCATATGTACAACATCAGGGTAGCACCAAGAGGGCGGCAAAAGTCTGAAAGTAATTTATTTTGACCCAATTGCAATAACTTTTAAGCAAATATTATAAAATTTAACCAAAGAAGGTGATGAAATGAAGAAGCTTACACCAAAGCAGCAAAGGTTTGCTGAAGAATACTTGGTAGATCTGTGCGGGACACAGGCCGCTATAAGAGCGGGGTACAGTCCACATACGGCGAATGAACAGTCTGTAAGACTATTAGCCACGATTAGCATAAAGGCCGCCATAGATAAGGCTCTGGCGGAACGGTCAAAAAGGACCGGTATTAATGCAGACAGAGTAATAACTGAACTTGCTAAAATTGCATTTGTTAATCTTCCGGACATGATAAACATGAAAGAGGTAACGCTTAAACCTGAATGTAAGTCAGAGGACACAGCGGCCATAGTATCCGTCAAGGTTAAAACAGTATCCACAGGTGATGCAGATATAGTTGAACGTGAGATAAAGACGGCTGATAAAATCAGAGCTTTGGAAATGCTCGGTAAACACCTCGGCATGTTCAAGGACAATGTGAACCTGCTCGGGTCATTGGCTGTCAAATTCGTGGATGATATCGGTGATAGGAATGACTGAAGAAACAACCATAAAATTATCAGATAAGGTGTTACCCGGTTTTCGTAATTTCTGGCGTGCTTGTGATAAGTACCTGAAAAAAGTACTAAAGGGCGGGCGAAATAGCAGTAAGTCCACGCACATAAGTATTCGGATTATATATGACCTGATGCGAAAGCCGGTAAACGCCCTGGTGATAAGAAAAGTAAAAAACACTATAGAGACATCTGTGTATGAACAGCTCAAATGGGCGATTGAGTATCTGGGTGTGGAAGCACTCTGGAAATGTAAAATCAGTCCATTTGAGCTTACGTATTTACCTCGGGGAAATAAGATCCTCTTTCGGGGGGCTGATGAGCCAAGTAAGATTAAGTCGATTAAGACAAGCAGATTTCCCATAGCCATACTATGGGTTGAAGAGGAAGCCGACTTTAAAACCGAAGAGGAAATAGACACGATAGTGGACTCAGTATTAAGGGCACAGCTTCCGGAGGGTGTAGACTATAGTTTGTTTTTTAGTTATAACCCACCTAAACGTAAGCAGCACTGGTTAAACAAAAAATACGAGACACAGTTTACGGACAGTAATACTTATGTACATCACAGTACTTACTTAGGCAATCCTTATCTGTCTAAGGAGACGACAGAGGAAGCGGAGAACGTTAAGAAAAAGAACCTTAAAAAGTATGAATGGACCTGGCTTGGTAAACCAATAGGCGCGGGGCTGGTACCGTTCGAGAATCTCACATTCAGGAAAATTACTGACGCAGAGATTAAACCCTTCGATAACATAAAACAAGGCCTTGACTGGGGGTATGCAGCAGACCCTCTGCATTTCCTCCGGATGCATTATGATAAGACCAGAAGGATCCTGTACTTCCTAGACGAAATAAGCGGATTAAAAATGTCTAACAGGGATATAGCAGAAAAGATAAAAACTAAAGGTTATCATACAACTACGACTATAGCTGATAGTGCGGAGCCTAAGAGTGTTAACGAGGTAAGAGGATACGGGATAAAAATTAAGGGTGCGAAGAAGGGTCCGGGATCTGTAGAGCACGGTGAGAAATGGCTCGACGACCTGGAGGAGATTGTTATAGACCCTGAGCGAACTCCGGAAGCTGCGAAGGAGTTTGAAGCAATAGATTATCAGGTAGACAAGGACGGCAACATAATAAACAAGCTCGAAGAAAAGGACAATCATTCAATAGACGCCTGCAGGTACGGCATGGAAGACGACATGAAACCGGGCTGGGGCTGGTAAAGGAGAATTACTATGTGGACTGAACCAAAAGATGTAAACACAAGTTTGAAATCAAGGATTAGTGAGCACGAAGGCTCAGGCGATTGGCAGATGATGCAGACCGGGGATAAGTACTATAAGTCTGACAACACAAAGATAATGAGTCGACAAAAACTGATGTACATGAGAGATACAAACAATCACGATTATCTTGTAGAGGATCCTTACAAGGCTAATAATAAACTGGCCTCGGGATTCTACAAAATACTCGTTGACCAGAAGGTGCAGTACAGCCTCGGAAAGCCTGTTTCAATTAAGAGTGCTGATGGCACTGTTAACATGCTTGATTATCTTGGTAGAGTCAGTTTTCCAAAAGCGCTTAAACGCGTAGGTAAGTCGGCTTCCAAGAAATCCATAGGCTGGGCTCAGGTATATATAGATGCACTGAATCAGTTTCAGCTTATGCACATACCTGCAGAACAGGCCATTCCGGTATACAGGGAAGAAGATGCAGACGAGCTGGAATACTTCATCCGTTACTATCCGGTCAAAATGCTCAACGACAAGAATGAGTTTGTACAGGTGGTAAAGGTCGAGGTTTGGGACGAGCTTACAGTTACCCTGTATCGGCAGGATCCGGAGAGCAAAGAGTATAAACTCCTGAAGGAAAAGGGGTTACAGAATCCACGTCCGCATATGGTTCAAAAACTGTCATATGGTGGTACCATCGCAGCTGCTCAGAGTCTCTCGTGGGGTAAGGTACCATTTATCCCGTTCTACAATAATGACGAACGTTTGTACGACCTGCAGCAGGTTAAAAGGTATATCGATGTATACGATATCGTAGAATCGGACTTTGCGAATAACTTAGAAGACATCCAGGATATTTATTGGGTGCTAAAAGGTTATAACGGCGAGAACATAGATACGTTTTTAGCGGAGGTAAGAAGGTACAAAACTCTTAAGGTATCTGA